CGAAGAAGACACTAACTTTTCCCATTTCGATTTCGGACATGTGGAAAAAGCGGAAAAGCCAAGCAATAAACGAAGGAAAAAAACGGAACTTGAAAAGTTGTTAACAGCAATTTAATAATTGCTTGTATTATTATTGACTTATATAACCTTACTTCGGGATTTAAATTATAATCTTTCATTCTTTCAAATGGTGCTTGAAATTTTACTACATTATACTTGTTCATTTTATCCTACCTCTTTTAAAAATTTTGCTACAACTAAAATATTCCCAAAATACAACCTACGGCTTAATATAATAATTTTTTTTCTACTGCTAAGTAAATACCGCAACAAACTACTATTATTTAGAAATGCGACTAATATCAGTAACTTATTACCCGTTATTGTATAAAATCAATGAATTTATATTGAGGTGTTGCAAAAGCTTAGTTGCTGTTTGTTAATAATCAGAATAGTTGATAGAATTATGAATTTCATTTGTAGTTAAGCTCTAATTTTTTATAACTTTCCTTGAGAAAAAGCTAAAAATTAATTAACGATCAGCTATTACACCGTGTAATAATCTCTTTTTTTATGGCATTTGTTACAGATAAAATGGTTATATAGTGCCCTAGTATATTTTCGATTTAGACGTAAAATAACAACCCTGGATTTAAAAGGCTTGATATAAAATTGCAGATATTTTATACTTAAACTTAGAAACACCTAACACAGGTGGGTAACTTTGTTAAAGTTAATAGAGAAAGAATTAAACAAAAATCAGAGGTAATTATTATGGCATCTCACTTATCAAATATCAAATCAAGATTTGAACCTACAAATAGAAAATATTATGATATAGATAGATTCTTAGACAGTCTTTTTAATAATTTCAATATCTCTTCCTCTTCAGCACACTCACAAGATACAATCCTATCACCACGAATTGATTTAACCGAAACAAATAATGAGTATTGTATAGACATAGACCTACCAGGTCTTGCCCTGTCTGATATAGAAGTTAGAATTAATGATAATATTTTGACTATAAAAGGTAAAAAAGAAGAAAATTTAGAACAAGAAGAAAGGGATTATCATATACGCGAAAGGTACTATGGCTCCCTACAACGCTCGATTATGCTACCTAGTAACATTAATCCAGATTAATGTGAATGCTAAACTTGAAAACGGTATTTTGCATATAAAATACCAAAACAAGAAAAAGAAACTTCTAAAAGAATTGAAATAAAAAGCTAGGGTTATTTTATAAAATTATCCATCTATATTCTTCTTTTTAAAAGCGATTGACCGGTGTAATTCAGCGCTTTTTAAGATTGGATTAGATGAAAGCAAGGAATCACTAGGTAGTTCTGCGCCTACTAAGGTTGTTAAGCCTATTATTGTGCCTAACTTTATTGGGCTCTTTTTTAACATAGGCCTTGGAGGATAGGTAAGAAACAATAGTAATGCACGAAAAGCCACATAAAGCAAATAACGCTCCAATTAATGTACTTCCCAAAGTAACTAGTATAATCACTGCCAAAGATATGATTGCTACAAGAATCAAGCCAAACATTTTCCCTAATTTTGTAGCTCTGTCCTGTTCTTTTATTTCCAAAAGTTCTCTAGAGTGCCTATGATTTTGCTCGAGCTGAGCCATGTCCATCAACCTCTGCAATGTCCCAGGATAAAGCTCTTCATACTGCTCTATCATTTCAATAGGGGGGAGGACATCCCTATATTTCTTACGAATTAGGTTAGCATCACTTTGATGAAAATTTACAACCCTACTATATCCCTTGTTTAAGCGATTATTATCAAAAAATCTTTTACTTTCTTTCATGATCAATCTTCATCTTTTTATATGAACTACTAATGTCTTGGCTAATTTTGATAAAGTATTCTGAAATATCAACTGTGTTAACATATTTTGTGGATACCTGCCCCACCCTAAATATACTTAAAAAACCAGATAAAAAATTCTTCAACATTCGTACGTTCTGTTATCAATTTTCTATAATATTAGAATCCGGAATGACCGGTTCGCCTCTAAAATTTACTGCATTATTAAAAGAATAGCAACAAGTTCTATAGTTTTTATCACACCCAGGAACTAAAGTAATTAATTTATGATTTGTAAAATCAAACTCTGTGTCTAAATCAACCTCAATATTGTTCCCGCGGTGGGATAATATTTTAAACTCATATTTATTATCCTCCGGACCAACCGCTAGTAACGTACCATTCTTAAAATATCCATTATCAAATCCTTGGAGAATACAACTAAGCACATTACCAACAAAATCAGCAACTTCAGTCTTTATAGCATATTTTTCTATTGAGATTTTGCACCTACTATCACCAAAATTTGCTCTACATGTTTTACTGAACATTTGCAAAAGTGACTGATCATACTTAAACACTTCTGACTCACACAATATTTCAAATTCTAAATCTTTACTTGTATATTGTGTACAAAAATAACTTATAAAATGCACGAAATTTTCCAAGTCCCAATAAGATATTTTAACTAATGCTCCTGCTAAATTATCTCCTTTTTCAATACCATCCTGCTCAAAAATTCCCTTAATATGAACTTGATTGTGGGCAGATTCATTGAACTGACCAGATATAAGATTTAGTCCAGAATTTGGTACGTAATATATATTGTCTATTCTATGAGAAACTGATGATGAGGTTAGATGAAAATTTTTACCATTTTTGCATTTTATATCAAATATATAAGTTAAATCTTTGTTTAAACTCATTCTAATACCTCAATTAATTCGGCCTTGTCTAAACTTATTGTTCCATCTTGATTAAAACTATACTCGAAACTATCATTAGCAAATCGTACTGGGACATCAAATTCAAAGCTAGCGACCAACTCAACATAAGTTGGGAGTGCCTTGGCAAGCTGTATAATACCGGTATATAGATCTATATACTGCGGGACAATTTCTTTATTATTTAGCCAAAGTTTTAAAGTATTAATTTTAGGTTTTGTTATATTGCGCAAGTAAGGAGTAAAATCATCATGATATAGTTTTTTCAATTGAAATTTTGTCTCAATATCATTGCCAGTAGCAATAACCTGCTTATCAACTGTAAAGTCAAAATAATCTTTCAACCGAAAAGAAAATCTCTTGCCTGCCCTTGCAATAAAAAAGCTATTAAAACCATCAAACTGAAGCTGCGATAGCCTACACCCTTTTAAAAGATAACGTCTACGAGCTATTTTACTATCAGAGGACCTAGCCTCTCGACCTGACATAGTGGTGACGCATGATGTAGTAAATTCTGAGACACCTACAGCAAATATCTCTATATATTTGGGTAAATTTACGCTATGAAAATTCATTACTAATCTTCTTTCTTTATAAATGATTTATAATTAATGACTAATCTATTCAAAACTAAATCTTTGGCTTTTTCAAATTGCATATTATTAGCCTTAATACCATCAATCATATATCCTCCAAACAATCTATTTATCTTAGATAAATTGCTTACTATCAAATCAGATAGTTTTACTAATAATTGATGATTTTGATCCTTCGCATAAGCTGACACTTGAAACTCAACCTCATATAAGGCAATATTATGCACAGAGAGATCATCAACTTTTGCAATATTTATAAGCAAAAATGGACTAGCCCCATCTTGAATAACACCAATATAGACTTTCTTAACAAGGGACATAATTTCTTGATCATTTACTAAAGCAGAGTAAATTCTATTTTGAAAATCGTGAATAAATGTGAGCGACATAATTTTCTTATATTTTTAAAGCAACAATGGTTAACATCCTGGCTTTGGAGTCTTCGTCAAGGATTCTTTTTATCTCAAATATTTGATTATGAAAGCTAATACGCATGGTATTATCAAGTCCTTTAATAAACCTTATTTTAAAAAGAAAATACTCTTCGGTAATTACGTTGCCAAATTGAATTCCTTCTAGAAAAGCAAATCTGTTATCACATACCGGCCTTACCTGGGCAAAAGTTTCTATTACTTGCTGCCATTTTGGAGTATCTATTTCAGAGTTTGTAATATTTTCAAGAAAAATGATTTTATGAACCATTTGAGAAATAGTACTAGAATTTTTCATATTAACTCATCTGTTAAATTTTTATAATTCTATGGGGTAGATATAAATCTAAAATTTTGGAGCTTAAGTTTGTTTCATTTTCTGCGTGTTCATACATTAATACGACATGCATGAGTATCCCATGGGCTATAGTTTTGGGTGTTTTTTTATAACCTGCAATATACTTTATTTCTATATCTTGATCGACATATTCCTCATTAAAATAAATTCGATTAATAGTATTATTTACATACCCAAAATTGCCTGTAATTTCCTCCTTTTTATTTTTTTCAACTACATAAACTTCCTCAATACTGAGGATAGGAAGATATCTTAAGGTAAAATCACTCTTAGTATTCCGTATTTTACATTCTATTTCCCTGTGATTTATACTAAGACCTGTAAAATTTTCTGCTGCTTCTGTTGCTGATTCAATAAGATTTTGTATCAAAATGTCGTCATATTCATGAGAAATACGCAAATAATTTTTTACCTCTTTTAAGGGCCAAATCTCTTCTACTTTAATGTCTTTCATAAAATAATTTACAATCATATGTATCCCAGATAAAAAAGGGCCGCTTTAAATAACGGCCCTACCAAATTAAAACTACTAACCAGAAAACTTAGCAAATTTAATAGCCTCAGGATTTACTACATCGCCACCGACTCGTTTAACAGCATAAAACCTAACAAATGGCTTATCTGTATAA